ACCCTATCTGGGACACAACATTGAACGTGACATAGACCCCAAGGAAGTCGCACAGTATCTTGTAGACAACAAGGTGTGTGGTGTCGCAAATGGACGTGCAGAGTATGGGCCACGTGCATTAGGTAATCGTTCTCTACTCGCAGATGTACGATATGATGTAAAGGATACTGTCAATGATATTAAACGTAGACATAGGTTTAGACCCTTTGCACCCGCTATATTATCGGAACACGCAGAAGAATACTTTGATGGCCCGATGAACGAGTATATGCAATTTACCGCAGTCGCAAAACATGATTATAGTTCTGTCACTCATGTTGATGGTACTGCAAGAGTTCAGTTAGTTAAACCTGACTGTAAGTCTGTTCTACGTCAGATTTTAGAGGAATACTACAAATTAACTGGTGTACCAATGTTACTAAATACATCATTGAACATACGTAATAAACCTATGGTCAACACGATTGAAGATGCTATAGAATGGGAAAATAAATATAAAGTAAAGGTATTCTAATATGGAAGAAGAACTAAAACAAGCGGGTCATCATCCCGCTGATTCTAATGGAGACGGAAAAGTCTCTGACCAAGAACAAGCAATGTACTTAGAGTTCAAACGCAAAGAACTTGATGATGCAGATGCTATGCGTGATGCACAACGTAGTATGGCATGGTTTGCGTTATGGGGTATGTTGTTATATCCTTTTGCGGTTGTCCTTGCGGTTTGGATTGGACTAGATAGTGCATCCAAAATTCTAGGTGATATGGCTGCGACATACTTTGTATCAGTTGCTGCTATTGTTGCTGCATTCTTTGGTGGACAAGCATTTACCAATAAGAAGTAGAAATGGAACGAGTCCGATGGCGTGGTACTTGGGGTGTGGGAGACTGTATGCTCGCACTCCAAGTATGTCATAATTATTGTTGGCGAAACAACACCAAAGTCAATTTGGAGATGCACTGGGCGACACCTGAAGGTCATCTAGAGACACCTAAAGACCCTGAGACTATCGTTGAACGCATGGAGTGGATACATATCAAATTCCATCGTCAAGAAGACGTAACCATCACCCACGTATACAATTCAGATTTATTCCCTAGTAGTAATACTGATAACAATAAAGATAAGAAACGATACTATTTTGATTCTGGTAATCATACTGAAGATCAAAGCGCTCCTCATGGGTGGGTATTTAAGAAAAGTGAATATAAAGATAGAGACTTGAAAGGAAGGAAAATTGTTTTCTGGACACCGACATATAATACTGAACCACCAAGAAAATGGAAAAGGTTCTTGACAAATGATGATTGGTGGGGTATAATTAAGCTGTTACGCCGAGAGGGTTGGATACTACAAGAATTGACGTATCGAACACCTGTTAAAGAAGTGTATGAAACAATACAAAATGCAGATTATGTATTATGTTATGATGGTATGTGGCACTACATTGCTGGTCAGTTGGGAAAACCAATATTTATACCATCTTGGGAAAACGTCACTGGTTATGCTTGTCCTCAAGTAGTATGTAGACCTAATACAGAATCAGTTATGAAATTTATAAAGGGGTTTACTGAGAAAGGTAGACACTACATGATAAAAAAAGCAAAGAACTATACCGAAAAGAGACTTGGAAGATATTTTGAAGATCGATAGAGCAGTAATTGAAATTAATGGTGGTTGTAACTACTCGTGTACTATGTGTCCCCAAGACATGAGAACAGGTGGTCGTGACAAGAAGTTTCTCAAGAAGATGGGACTAGAAGAGTTCGAGAGAAATGTTGCAGACTGTGCAAAACATGGACTACGAGTTGTTAACCTAGAAGGAAGTGGTGAACCTACTCTCAACAGAAACTTACCTGAGTATATCAAGATCGTTAAGAAGTATGGAGCGAAGTGTTTCATGTTCTCTAATGGATTTAAGATGCAAGGTCAGTTCATGAGAGACTGTGTTGATGCTGGAATGGATTTCTATCGATACTCATTCATTGGATATAATCCTGAGAAGTATGACGAGTGGATGAATAATATTATTGGAGGAAACTTTAATACTATTGTAAACAACATTCGTGAGATGAAAGAGTATGTTGATCAAACAGAAAGTGACTGTGTGGTCGCAACATATCATCTCATTACGGACAACGATAATATAAATAATGAATTGGAAGCATACAAAAAGTTAGTTGACGATCTTGGTGTTAAGACTGAAATTTGGAAGATGCATAACTGGTCTGGTGTCTATGACATCGGAGAGAATGAAAGGAAGGGAGCAGTCAAAACTTGTGGAAGACCTTTTAGTCCTGATGTCGTTATTCGTGCTGGTGGTCTTGATGGTAAGTCTGGTGCAGTTGCACCATGTTGCCAAGTCCTTGGACAAGACGAAGAAGCTGTTCTCGGACACACTTCAGAAGAGACGATCGAAGAAATCTGGAATGGTGAAGAATACACTAAACTTCGTGATGACCATATTACTGGAAATTACCCTGATTACTGTGCTAGTTGCGACTTTCTTCTCGATGACCCCGAAGTTTTAGTATACACTAATCACGAACGTGATCTGATGAAGATGCATGGTACGGAGTTCGATCTGAATGACTACCGATAAACCACCAGTAATCATAATACGTACCAAAGACGACCCCATATCCGAGAAACTTTCGAAGGAGACAAGAGAATCTTGGGAGAAACATGGTTATGTAACAGAGTTCTTTGATGCTATTAAACCAGATGAGTTAGATCAGTATAATTATATAGATTTCGGTAATGAGATATTACCACACAAAAACAGATATCGAAATAAAAAGATCAAGAAACTGGGGTTGGTAATTAAACACCCATACGAACCCGCCATGTCCGATTCTGGTGTGAAATATTCTAGGGTTATATCACCCACCGCTAAATGTATTTACTATTCTCATATAGAAGTTTGGAAACTTGTCTCCAAAAGAAATACACCACACCTAGTGGTAGAACATGATATGGTATTGAGACATGAACTACCTAAGAATCTATTCAAACGTTTCCATTTTTATCAACTAGGTGATGGTGTGTGTCATTGTAGTTATATCACACCACTTATAATAAACAAGTTGTTGAAACGTGTTGAAAAATACACTCCAACGGAATCAGTTGCGTTAAGTGACAAAGTGGTTCAACGTGGATTACTTAATATTGATGGATTTCTGTGGAGACTCCTAATAAATATTGTATACACAGATCAAAGTCTACAAAATAAAATGTATTTTTTTATAGGAAAGGTCGCCAAAAGACTAGATCATATAAAAGATAATAACCAGTGTCTATATACTGATGTGTATGGAAACATGATAAGAGACATATCAAAAACAAAGGATGGTAGGGATATTGTTTATGAAACAGTAGCTCATGAAATTTTAATAGTGGATTAAATTATGAAAAGACTGATATTCCAAGTATCGGTGGGCAAACCATCGAAGTTGTATGAACATTGTATAAAGAGTGTTGAATCCTATTGTGAACGACATGGCATTGACCATATTGTTCTAACCCAACCTAAACTACGAATCAAACCCGACATATTCTCTAGTGGTAGAAGTGAAGAGTCGTACATGAAGTATGGTGGTTATCTTCCTATCTACGAGAAAGAGAATGCGTTTGATTATCTGGATGACTATGACCAGATTGCAATTGTAGATGCAGACATCTTCATTCGTCCAGGCAGTCCCAACATCTTTGATGACTTTGATTGCAAGTGTGCGTTTGGTGCTGTTTCGGAACGTGAGATGGATATCCAACCTTGGTATCAGAACAAGATAAAGAACTATTCACATATGCAGTATGCACAGTTGCACAATCGTGGATTAGACTTCAAACCAAATAATCTAGGTTATGAGTTCTTCAACATGGGAATGATTCTCTTGAACTCAAAACAATTCAAACCCTATCTACAGGGACAAGACCCCCACAGTTTTATAAATCGCATGGAGTTCAAAGACTTTGTTGATGGCGTGGGTGCGTATAAGTGGAGTACTGACCAGACCCTTCTGAACTACTTCCTAAAGAAGTACAAGATACCTACTCGTCACATGGGTGGTGAGTGGAATGGACTATACAGTGCAGTAGACAATCTCAAAGAGTGTCATTTCGTTCACTTCTTCCTGAAGGACAAACTTCCTAATGGTGGGGAGAATGTCGAGGAATTGATGAAGTCTATATGACTAAAAAACCCGACAATGTAGTTGATGCGCCCGCACTGTTGCCGTATCCAACCAATGTCGGTGCGCCTGCCTTTACTGTACCAGATGTTCTAGGTATAAGTAAAGAACGAGGCATCACTGCAACACATCAACTTGAAACAAAGTTCGATGCATTGAAAGAGGAGTATTTCAAATTGGTAAAACTTGCCGAAGACACTTCATTGATGTATACTGCAAGATGTATGATAACACCTGTAGTTGGTGAAGTCTATCACTTATATAACAGTAAGGATGGTCACTTCATCAGTATGATTGAACCAGAGAAATGGAAATCTCAAGAACATCTCGGTAGTTTCAAACTAACTTCCGAACAGACTTGGGAACAAATAGAAGAGTTATAATATGAACCCCAAAATGTTTATACACATCCCTAAAAATGGTGGGATGACAATACGTAAAGATCAACAAATTCGTAAACAGGTTATTCTGGGTGTTCCAGATAATCTAAAGAGTGCTGAGTATTCTCGTGCTGTTAGAGAGGAGATGCATAAGAACAAAGACCATCAGGGTTACGAACACGCACGATGGAGAGACTGGAGACAGGATATTAAAGACCAACTACAGGGTGTTGCGATTGTTCGTAATCCTTGGGATAGAGTTATGTCTCGTTATGTCTTTGCGAAGAAAGTGATACAACATGAGGGGACACAACCGAGTGGTTATGCGGACGTTTCATCCTTTGAGGCATTCCTAGAGGAACGACACAAGTGGGGTGGTCAAGAGTATATGTGGCATCGTGCAATTCGTGGATGGTATCCCGCATTTGATCATGTGAGTGACGAAGAAGGTAATAACCGATGTGACATCTTGCGGTTTGAGAACTACAACGAGGATACAAAACAATACTTTGGATTGTTACATAACCCCAATCCTCGTAATATAACTCGTGTTCTAGGTAAACCTAAGACTAGTTATGGTGTTAATTATAAGGATATATACACTGACAAGACAATACAAATAATTGCTGATTGGTATAAGAAAGACATAGACTATTGGGGATTTGATTTTGATACTGGCGCAACAAGGAACTACTGGAATGCTTAAAGACTTATTTGACAAATATAAATGTGACAAGGGTACATCGAAACATCATTACTATAAGGTATATGAACAATACTTCGAAGATGTGAGAGAAGAACCTCTAAACTTCCTAGAGATAGGAACTTTCAAGGCGGCATCAACTCGTGCGTTTTATGATTACTTTCCTAATGCGAATATCTACACAATCGACATCTTTGAGAGAACAGACCCAAAGGATTTGGACATCTTACACAAAGACCGAGTACACTGGTTGAAAGCAGACTCTATGAGTGCGACTCTTCCTCAAAAGATTAAAAAGGAATGGGGTGATGTAAAGTTTGATTTTGTGATTGATGATGGTGCCCATTGGCCAGAAGCGAATCGAATGACCTTTGAGAATATCGTTCCTTTCCTCGAAGATGATGGAACATACTTTATCGAAGACCTGTTTCCTATGCATATTATGACTACCGCACAACTGAACCTCTCTTGGTTAACAGGCAAACCCGATAAGTACGATATGTTGAAACACAATCAATTGCTGACGACCTTGGATTCATACAACACAAAATTGCATGACCGAAGAAAAGAAACTAAATGTCAAGATACGTGTATTATGGCGGTGACCAAATGATTAAACTAATAATGTTCGGTTTAGATGGAGTTCTTCTAGACTATCAAAAGATTCTTAAAGAGTCGTTTAACGAAACGTTGAAGAAGTATGGATATCCTACACTCACTGATTCGAAACGGTACTACTTCGACAATTTACCGATCGAAGGTCAGTTACAAATTCTTAATGTAGACCCCGAAGAGATTCCAAAATTGAAGATTTGGAACGATTCTCTTGTGATGATGAGAATGAAGTCGATTGAAAAAGATCACGAACTCATTAAGGTGTTCCGTTCTTTGCAAGAGGAAGGGTACAAAGTCGCAGTCTGTTCTAATGCGATGGCTAGAACTGTACATCCTATAATTACGGAGTTGGGTCTTTCCGAGTATATTGATGTGATACGAACAGTGGATGACGTAAGTAATCCCAAACCCCACCCAGAAATGTGGTGGGATGTGATGTCTGACTTGGCAGTTTTTCCTGAAGACTGTATTATTATAGAAAATAGTAAGAGAGGTTTGGATTCTGCATATCACTCTGGTGTGCCTGCGAAACAGGTAGTCTCAGTATTCTCTTCCGAGGAAATACCAAGATTAATTCATTTGTGGGTCAACCCAGAGGCAATGGCATATCGCAATGAAGTCCTTCGTAATTAGTCTGGTCAATAACCAAGAGTCCACTGTTGCGACTCGAAGACTTGTTGAATCTATTAAGTCCACAGGTTCCAAACTAGAACCTATCGTTTTACCCGCCACAACACCCAAGACAATTGGTCATGGTATCAAGGGTCTTGGGATGTCTGGTGTTGAGTGGACATACCCGATGGATGTTCATGAAGATGGTCTTGATTTGAAAACAGGATTACGTCTGACTCACTACGAGACTGCTAACCATTCCAATCGTGTTGCGTGTATGGTATCTCATATGCGATGTTGGAAGAAGGCGATCGATCTTAACGAGACCATTGTCGTATTAGAACACGATGCGTTATTTGTTAAAAAATTCAAACCGAAAGACTTGACAGATCAATGGAAGGGTGGTATAATAGGACTAAACGACCCCAGAGGTGCGACTCGAAGGTCTGGTATGTTCCATGAGAAAGTATCGTCCTCTGTGGGAACGCAACCAGTTCCTACGATAGATGACATGGATGTACCCCAAGGTCTTGCAGGAAACTCTGCATATATGATCTCACCCAAGGGTGCTAAGAAACTACTAGATAAGGTAAGAGAAGTGGGAATGTGGCCTAACGATGCGTTGATGAACAAACAGTTCTTCCCTTGGTTAGAAGTCGTTTACCCATATTACACTACAATACAACGAGGGTTGAAGTCAACCACTACACAATGAAAGCATTTGTAATTACAATAATTGACAACGAGAGATCAGTCGAGTCTGCCAACAAGTGTATTGAATCTGGTAAACGTCATGGACAGAAGATTGAGAAGTTTAAGGCGATCACACCAGCAGACAATCCTGTAGAACTGTTACAGACAAGAGGTATCGACCCTGTACAGTTTGATGAGAAGTATTCTCGTAACCTGAATTGTATTTCTGCATTCCTATCACACTATGCATTGTGGGAAGCGTGTTCGAAAGGTAACGAGAACTTTGTTATCTTTGAACATGATGCGATCATGATAGACAGTATTCCTCCCGCACATCCTAGATACGTAATGAACCTCGGACACCCATCTTATGGTAATTGGAACACTCCACAGATGTTGGGTATCAACCCACTGACTACTAAAAGATACTTTCCAGGCGCTCATGCGTATATGGTGACTCCTGCTGGTGCGAAACTCTTAATAGAGAATGCGCCCCTATATGCGAGACCAACCGATGTGTATCTAAACACAACAACGTTTCCTTGGTTACAAGAGTGGTATCCCTTTGTCGCAGAAGCGAGAGATACCTTTACAACGATTCAGGTAGAAGCGGGATGTCAAGCAAAACATAATTGGAAAGAAGGGTATGAAATCATCGATGCATAATGTATTTTTGACAGGGTGTGATAAACATACCGAATGGCAACTACCTTGGTTTATTAAGAACTATCGTGAACATAATACAACACCCATAGTTCTTGCAGACTTTGGTATGCATCCCAAGACAAGAAAACAAATGGAATGGATGTTTGACTTGGTGATTGATGTCAAGAGTGAAGCAAAGGGATGGTTCAAGAAACCTCGTGCGATACTGGATGCCACCAAACTAGATGGTGTGAAGAAAGTCTGTTGGATTGATACTGATTGCGAAATCAAAGACAACATCGATGATGTATTCAACTTCACTGTTCAAGGTAAACTGTCTATGGTAGAAGATAGACCTTGGACGATGAGAAGACCTGACATGGGTAAGTGGCATAACTCTGGTGTTGTTGCGGTAGAAGGTACACCAAACATTCTACGTGCATGGGCAGATCAGTGTGTTCGCAATCCTGTGCAGGGAGATCAAGAGACTCTGTATCTGATGATGAATGGTGACGAGATATATAAGATGACGTGTATAGAATCTATGCCACACACATATAACACTTTAAGGTTAGACTACATAGATGGTATAAACGTGAAGAATCCCAAGATTATCCACCATACTGGTAAGAAAGGGAAAGAATTAATTAAAGAACAAATAGGAAAGACGTAATGTATGAATACAGAACAAAAGTGGTACGTGTCGTTGATGGTGATACCGTTGACGTTGACATCGATTTGGGGTTTGGTGTTTGGCTTCGAAAAGAACGAGTCCGACTATATGGTGTGGACACCCCCGAATCACGAACTCGTGATAAAGAAGAAAAGAAGTATGGACTTGCAGCAAAAGACTTCCTCGTATCAAAGTTAGGTGACAGTCCTACTCTGAAAACAACAAAGGATGGTAAGGGTAAGTTTGGTCGTATCCTCGGTGAGTTCCTTGTTGATGATGGCGAAGGTGCCGTCCGAAGTGTCAATGACTGGTTGATTAGTGAACATCATGCGGTACGTTATATGGGTCAGTCGAAAGACGACATTGCAGAACAACATTTAGTGAATAGAGAATTGGTTAAACTATGAAAGTATTACACAACAACGTCCTAGTGACACAAGCGGAAGCCGAGACAACTACCGCAGGGGGTATTATTCTACAGAACGATATCTCGTCTGGTAACAAACCCGCAGTCATTATTGCCTTTGGTGATGATGTAAAAGGTCTTCAACAGGAAAACAAAGTGTTTCTTGACTGGAGTAAGTCTATGCCTGTAGAGATAGATGGGTTGAAGTGTGCGGTAATTGATTTTAGTCATATTAAATTAATTATAGAGTAATGTACATGGGTAAGTACAGAGTAAATGTTCTGGGTAATGGTGACAATGCGGGTATGTTCGAAAGAGGAACGCCTGGCAAACTGTTAGTTTGTAATATGCCACCATTCGAGATTCCACGAAAGGAAGTGTGGGCGACCTGTATGGTTGACTTCAAGATGATGAAGGCACTTCAAGAAGGTCATATCAAGTTAGATATGTATGACTGGGTTCTTGGTACTAGACCACGAATGTGGATGGAACAGTCTGGAACGTTCTATATGAAGTACTCTCACTTGATTAAAGGTTTTTATCAACACGTACCTGAGTATGCAAATGTCACAGGTGACCCTCGTATGGCTGCAACCAACTTCAACTGTGGTCATATGGCAGTTCACTATGCGTGTGCGAAGATGAAGGCAACCGAAGTTCACCTTTATGGTTTTGATACTATCTTTGATATGAACGCAGAAAGTTTCACTGATCTTTTGTTAGAGAGTGATCGTGGTACTGGTAATACTGTAAGACTAATAGATAACTGGAGACCCATCTGGACTAATATGTTCAAAGAGTTTCCTAATGTGACATTCCACTTGTATCACAGTCATGACAAGATTAAGATACCTGTCGGAGATAATGTGAAGATTCATACCAAGAAGGGGTGATGTATGAAAGATAGAGAATCTTATAAAGATTTTTTGTCACGAACATATCGTGAGATGGTCGAAGGGAAGACAGAAAAGAAAAAGGGGTTAGATGATACTAACCCCCTATTACTACGGATTCAAACACTTGAGAAAAAAGTGAGAGAGTTGGAGAAGAAGAACTAAGTTCTCTTTTTATTCTCTCGTTCTTTCTTAATCCAGTTCTTTGCTTTCGCATTCTCTGGTGATTTGTCCAAGAACTTCTTGACATCTTTGTATGCACGAAGTGTCTCTTTCTGGTAGTCCTTACCATCTGAGTTATCAACGATTAACATATTGGGTTTACCAAAGAAGGTCTGGAATGCACCGATATTTCTCTGTACAGTCTTCCAGTAGTTAGTAACTTCTACTTCACCGATAGTACGGTCACGTGCTTCGTCACGTGCGATTGCGGTATCAAGGTCGGTGTTTACGAATATCATTGCGATATCGTAACCTAACGCTTTCATCGCTTGTGCTTGTTTCTTGACCTTCTCAAAGTCTTTACCAGTCCCATCAACCACAACACCAAGTCTACCCTTGAGGTATCGTGATTGTTTCTTACCAGTAAGTGCCTTTGCACGACCACGAATCTCTTGTCCTTTTACTGAGAATATGTTATCCGAAGACATTTCCATTCCTGCCTTCTTCATTGCAGCTTCATATGCATCGTCAGAGTTTATAACCTTGAGTCCAAGTGCGGGAAGACCAGTCTTACCCACGATAAAGGATTTACCAGACCCAGGCCCACCAGCGAGGAAGACTGCCTTAAAGATAGCAGGGTCATCGACACCCTCGGTCATGAATTTCTTAAATTTGATCATTACTTGAATACCTTGTAAAAAGTTTCTAATTGTTCTATATTGTGGTTGAACCTAAAATGTGTTAGAACTATCCTGCGGTCATACTGTTCCACCTTTGGTAATTTGTGTGTACTAGTATAGATTGTTCCAAACTTACTACTAGTGTTTGCAAACTTGATAAATCTTCGTTTGAGATCAGAGAGGTCTCTTGTCTTTCCTTTTATAATTCTTGTTTTTTTACTATTTTTACGACATACATCGATCATGTCAAAATTGGGTGTGCAAACTGTTCTGAATTTTTTCTTTACATCATTAGATTGGAATGTGCCTCTTTTTATAGAATGTCGATTACCCATGAGCACAATCGCATCAAACTTTCCGTGAATATCACAGTCTATATCATTTATTGTTCTATCTAAAGAAAACCAGTTATCAACAAGTATGGTGTTTACATTGAACTCTTTCCACGCACCCTCATATAGATGTCCTTCCTTTGCTACAGCGACAGACACCTTTCCTTCCCCACCGCAAAACTGATGAACAATAGGGAATAGTAAGTCGCCCGAATGGTCTGTCGGTTCCCATTTCCTGTTTCTCAATCTCTCTTCGGTAATAGGTGTAGGCAATACCAGAATGTTTTTATAACCACCCATAACGATCATAGAGGAAATTAACGATGCATCATTCAACAATGTTGATATGTCAGCCAATTTATTATCACGATGACAGATGGTGTTAGTCAATCTTTGTATCACAGAATGTCTAGATGTAGGAGATACAAAAGATGCAGTGCTAAGAGATGTTGGTTGGGTATCAAACAAAATCATTTACTTGGTTCCCGAATAAATCGATTGAATGTGCGTTTCAAATTGTTCAATCTTATCTGTACGATTGGGCCACAGAATGTATTCTTTCTCTGGGTTCGCCTTGAGATTGTTCAACAATGGTTGAATCGCATTGAATAGTTTATCTAGTTTGTCTTGGGTTTCCGATACCGATGATGATGCAGACGTTACTGATTCTTGTGCCTTCTGCACAACCTCCAGTTCATTCTCATCTACTAAAGTAAACCCAAAATCAAATAGTTCGTTTGACATAATTGTTCTCCTATTCTTCTATTTATACAACTTTTATTCTTAAAACACTTGACAAACGATGTTCAATTGTGTATTATATGTATAATAGTTAAAGAATAGGAGAAGATTATGCAATCATTCAATGGGTCAATGCGGTATGATGTACATGGGCGTAAACGTAAGACCAATGCGTGGAGTAAGACCAAGAAGTACAGACCAGAGTTCAAACCTCTAGAATCGGTTTCTGTACACCGTGACACCCATCGTGAGAAGTACCCATCGGTAAGTGATATGGGATATGTCCCGTCCGAGGACACATCATACAAACTAGAGGAATCCAAAAAGTTTACGGTAGCACCCGCCTTCAATAAAGGTGCATATCAAGTAATATCTCAATCTGATGTAAAACATATAGGAAAGTAGTATGACTGGAAAGTTGATAAACAAGTTGTTGAATGCAGACCCCCGAACACCATTCGTCAGATTTGCACAGAAGTTGTACAGAGAGAATTGTGACGAAAGGATGTCATATGGTGAACCACACCAGAATTTCGATGAATATCTTGAAAAAAATATGAAGTTTTTGCTTGACAACTTCAGTGAGAAGTGATATAATACTTGTATTGATAATGAGAAAGGTAATTGATTATGTCTGAAGTAACTTATGTAGTTCGTTGTGCCGAAACTGATAAACCTCTTGCTGGGTTTTTTACCCCATGTTATGATCGTGATACTGCGTTTAAGTATCAAGAGCAACTCAATGTTCGTGGGTATGAAGATACCTATGTTGTTGTTCGTAAAGAGAGTACCGAGGTCACTGGTATGTATCAGGAACGTGAAATCTTCAACACGGAGTTATACGGAGTATGATTACTTTTGCTAACCAAGAACGCATTGATGTTCTTACCGAGAAGTTTGACAAACTTACTGAGGGGATGGAGAACTGGAAGATGCCTATCGACACTGTCATCCCTACGTCTGAACTGAATGATATGCGTGATGCGTGTGAATGGTTTACTGGTTCTAAACTCTATGTGAAAGAACAAGTATCAAATGAATTGGAATACCGTGTGATGGCGGAAGGATATTATAATGCGATCGGAAGTTAGTATGAAAGGTGGTGCGACTATTGAGAAGACTGACCTACCAGATATGAATGGGTATCAACTTGTGTACAAATTTGATAATGGTTATGGTGCATCTGTGGTCAAACATGACTTCTCGTATGGCGGAAAGGATGGTCGTTATGAGGTTGCGGTACTTGACAATGAAGGTGTTATGTGTTATGATACACCTATAACTAATGATGTTATCGGTTACTTAAATATGTCGGAGGTTGACAAGATTCTTGTCAATATATCACACTTATGAATATATTCCATTTAGACAAAGACCCTATTGCAGCTGCACAGATGATGTGTGACAAACACGTGGTCAAGATGATCGTAGAGTATGCCCAATTGATGTCTACTGCACATCGTGTTCTGGATGGTGAATTGTATCTGGATAAGACTAAGAATGGTCGTAAGATCAAACGATGGAAACTAGATGGTGCGGCACAAGAACGACTCTTATACAAGGCATCCCATGTCAATCATCCATCCAATATCTGGGTTCGTGAGAATAACAACAACTATAGATGGTTGTACAAACACTTCAAAGAATTGTGTAAAGAGTACACCAGACGTTACGGTAAGGTTCACATGACCCAAGAGAAACTGAGTAGTCAGTTGTGGTTCTCACCAAGAAACATCAATCAAGTAGGTAAGATGACTGAGTTCGCACAGGCAATGCCAGATGATTGTAAAATGCGTGATGCAGTAGAAGCGTACCGAAAATATTATATCAAAGAGAAATCATATATGGCGAAGTGGACTAATCGTGCAGTGCCTAATTGGTTTTCACAACAATCAATAGGAGTAGCGTAATGGTAAAAGTATTCATGGGGAGAGTTTATAATTTCAGTAATCAGTGGACATTTGAACGCACTGTCTATCTGACCCCATCAATTAGTTTGGACTTCAACGAGGGTTGGTGTCTGGATATATCATTCTTGATATTTAAGTTCTACACATATCAAGACTATAAGAGTAAAATAAACAATGGAGAATGAAATGAATTATAATGAAATCGTGAACACTCTACGTGAGAGTGTGGTAAACCTATCATTCACAAAAGTGAAAGATGGTGGAGTACGTGAGATGAAAGCAACACTGGTATCTGATATGATTCCAGAGGATAAGATGCCTAAGACTGATGCAAATGCAAATACTGAGAAGAACCAACTTGCGGTTCGTGTATTTGATTTGGATTTGAACGAATGGCGTTCATTTCGTGTTGATTCCCTCTTGACTTTTAGTGCAGTATAAAGTATAATATATACTATTATGAAAAAGACACTGACACCAACAGAAAAAGCGAAACGCACCAGAGATGCCAAGAAACAGGCAAATCTGGATGCGTTAGGTTTTGAACGTAAGAAAGTGAAACGTAAACGCAAACCAATGTCTGAGGAACAGAAGAAGGCTGCGGTAGAACGTCTCGCAAAGGCACGTGAAGCACGAGGTGCAGATGGAAGTAAGTCTGTCCATGAGGACATTCGTAATTTACCCGAAGACCATTTCCTACACTGGAAGAAAGTTAAAGAATGGGTGAAGTCATGTCAAGACGAACTCAAAGGAATGAAGGGTTATAAAGACTCTAAGGTCGCCAAGGAAAGAGGACAGTATCTAGACCTTGAAGTTTATATCTCCAATATGAAGAAGTATCTCACTGGAGGCGTATGGTCTGATTATACGTATGGTGAGAGACGTGAGAGTCGAGTGCAAAAGGTTTGTACTGCGATGTCATTTTATGATGATGGAACCCCCAAGAGAACCTACGGAACTTGGTATCCCGACATAGCACAAGTCTGGACTCCCGAACTTGAAGAGGAAATTAATAGTTATGAAAGTTGATATGATAGTAGGGGGTGTGGATTCCTCGCAAGAAGAATCCAACTTTATGAACAAAAAGAAATTCACCAAGATGGTGGAGGACTGTGTAAGAAAAGAGTCCATGAGTTATATGGACACGGTTGTTTATCTGTGTGAACAGAACAACCTAGAGATTGAAGATGTCAAGAAGTATATTGCCATCTCAATAAAAGAGAAGATAGAGATCGAAGCAATGAAACTCAATTTTCTCGAAAAAAGTGGAAGTCTATAAAATACTAAATAAACGTATTGACTTTCTATTTACATTATGATACAATGAATACTCATAATACAACTAATACGCAAAAATACGGAGAATACAAATATGTCTTTTGCAAACCTTAAATCTAATTCCCTAGATGTTTCTAAACTCGCACAAGCGGCACAGACTGCATCAGGGGTAACTCAATCTAAAAACAAATACGAAGACCTCCGATTCTGGAAACCTACTGTTGATGACAATGGTAATGGTTTTGCACAGATTCGATTTCTTCCTGCCGCAGAAGGTCAAGAACTACCTTGGGTACGTTACTTCGATCATTTCTTCAAAGGCCCAACTGGACAATGGTATGTTGAGAAGTCTCTGACTACTCTAGGTAACAATGACCCAGTGAGTGAATACAACTCTCGTTTGTGGAACTCTGGTATCGATGAAGATAAAGAGACTGCACGTAAACAAAAACGCAGACTTCACTATGTTGCGAACGTTATGGTAGTGAGTGACCCATCTAATCCTGCTAACGAAGGTAAAGTATTCCTTTACGACTTTGGTAAGAAAATCTTTGATAAGATTATGGATGTGATGCAACCTCAGTTCCCAGGCGAAACACCTGTAAACCCATTCGACTTTTGGACTGGTGCAGACTTCCAGTTGAAGATTCGTAATGTTGCGGGATATCGTAACTATGACAAATCGGAGTTCAAGTCCACATCTTCATTGTTTGATGCTGATGAGACTAAACTAGAGTCAACTTACAATCAGTTGCATGATGTGTCTGAGTTTGTTGCAGAGTCTTCATACAAATCATATGATGACTTGAAGTCACGACTTGAAGTGGTACTGGGTCAAGCGACTGGTGCTGGTGCGACTGTAAAGAATGATTCTCTGAGTCAAACTGCTGAGTCTGCTCCAATTCGATCTGCGGAACCTACTGTAGTTTCTCGGTCTGCTCCCGAACCTGTTATTGCAGAGTCGGGTAGTGAAGATGACACATTGTCATACTTTGCGAAACTTGCTGCGGAAGACTAAAGAATCCTCGCCTTAGGATAAACCGTTATGGTTATAGGGGGACTCGAAAGAGTCCCCTTTTTTTATTTTACCACTTTAACGTATTTAACGCCACGGTAAATGTAGACTAGTTCTTTCATCGTAGTTCTCCATCAGGATTGTACGATTCTTTTAACGCATGAACCTATGCGAACCTCTAGAGTGGGTTAATCTAAGTTGCAACTCTTGCAAGACCATCTGTTGTATCAGTAGCGGGTGTGGTATCACCATATATCGCAGTACTACTATTACTAGAATTGTTCTGTACGTTGGTTGATGCATCCACAACATTACTACCACCAGTACCAGTACCAGTTAGTACTGTGTTTTGTCCCTGTGCAGTAGACATCTGTGCGTTCCTTGGCGCACCAAGACCCAATGCAGAGTTTACATCTGTCATAACTCTACTGATTTCTGGTACTTTTAGATTAGGGTCTAATATACCTTTACCGAAATCAATCTTCTTATCTCTGAAAGTACCAGTTCCTTCAAATTTAATACCATCTGTACCATCGGGGTTACCATGTGCAAGACCACTAAGTAATTTAGGTAGATGTCCAAAACTTTCCAACATACCTTCGATGTCGATATTACCAGAACCAATGTTGATACCCGACACTTTCTCAAGTGCAGATGCCATCCTTTCAATACCAGATGCCGCCTTATTGAGTTCTACTTCTTTGTCTGCAATAGACAACATCTCTTGGATTGGGCCTTTATTATCTCCACCAGAGAGGAAATTCAATACCGCAACACCAACATTACCAAGTGCAGTCGCAAGGTTACCAACAGTGAATGTTTTAAGACCATCCGCAATATTAGTCATTGCATTCTTGAATTTACCAGATTTGACTTCGATGTCACCATCTGATTGGTCAGTGAGAGACAATAGAGTT